GGATTGCTTGTGTGCCATCGCCAGCCCCGCCCTCTTGCGCTTGCCCTGCTCTCTGGGCGGCTTGTTGGGCATAGACAAGGCTCTCGACAACATCTGAAATGGCAACGGCAGGAACCTCATATTCGTTCGAAAGGTCTTTAATAAGTCTGGCTTCTTGTGCCCTCTGCCTCATGGCTCCTTCAAAGTCTAATCCCCTCTCGGCGTAAATATCTGCCGCCGTCCGCAATCCGGTCTTAAATTCTGCAATAGCGGCTTGGCTGTCCCTCCCTAAATCTATCGAGACATTCGCCCCAAAATTAAAAACTCCCCTTGTGCTTTGTCCGCCAACCCTATTCTCAATCAGCCCCCTTGCAATGCCATCTGCAATAACCACATTCTTTAATGGCTTAAGAACCTTATCCTCTAAAAGTTTTTGATACCTACGGAATGTGCGCCCTGCCTGTTGCATTTCAAGTCTGGCGGTCGGGCCGGACATGGCAGACGGATCAACGGCAAAGGAATATGGGATGCCTAACCCCATGCAAATATTACGCAAAAGAATCTTATGAAATTCTGCAAATGCCCCACTGGGTCTTGTTGGGCCATCTGGGAAAACAATATCCTCCCCCGGCTCCAAGTATGAAACTTTCCCCGCCTCAACACTTTCTAATTTGATGGCTTGGTTGTCGAAGTTTTCATCAGTCGTAAGGGTTGAAAGGTCGGCTGGATTATTGTTGTTCCTTCGGACAATGGCCGCCTGCATGGATGCATATTTGGCCGCCATCTTTTCGCTATTTTCAATTTCTCTAATGTCCTGCTGGTCGTTGATGGCGGTATGAAAGGCCGTGATTCCCCTGTATTGGTCAATGCGTAAAGGGTCAAAAAGGTGAAAGGCTTGGCTTGCCGGGATCGTTGCTTGGTAGGAATAGAAATCACCAATGCTTCGATTATAAATATCGTAGGCGGTGGGTGCGCCTGTGTTGCGGTCGATATGGATTCCGCCAATAAGCTCTAGGCTTGTGTAGGTTTTATAGGGATCGCCAACCCTGTCTGCTTCGATGCCCTGCAATTTCAAATCCCCATCGGATCGGACAAGGGCAAATAGAAAATCCCCATCTCGCAACATGGACATAATGGCAACTTGAAGAAGGGTTGAGCCGGAATGCCGTCCGCTTAAATCACAGGAATCAAACCAGCTTGACCAATATGCCTCGATCTCGGAGTTGGCTTGCCTGTTTTCCGTTCTTGCCTGATAGGAAACATTGGATGCGACATGGCTTGCAAATTTCATTAGAAGCGAACGAACAAGGCCGACATTTTCAGCTAAGTCCCTTGCCCTTTTCATCAATTCAACCCGATCATAATTGGAGCGGTAATCTTCCGCCCCAGAAAGCTGGCTCGGCCCCCTTCGTTCCCTTGAATATTTTACTGCATCATATTCAAAGTTTTTGATTTTTTGACGGGCAACTAGGCGATCCACCGCCCCCTTCGGGTTGAAAAAGGCAACTGCCTTATCAACCAAATTCAATTCAGCTTTTTGTTTCACGGGCCGAACTTTGCGTAGGTATTGATGACCTTGGTTCCGTCAGCAAGCCGGATGGCGTAATTAAGCTCTTCAAGGGTGTTGCGAACTTCGGTCAAATTGGCTCGGCTGAAAGACCTTCCCCCGATGCTATAACTCACGCCCGCCACCGCTATTGCCTCAAGACAGGAAACAAACTTGTCCCGCAAAGAAGTTAGGGTGGAAAGCGGAAGCCCAACAAAAGAACCGCTAGCCATAAGAACATTCTCCTATGTCAAAATTATTCTGCAATTTCCTCTTGCTCAAGATCGCTTGCCGTGACCTTTAATTTACCATGCAAAGCCGCTCCAACTATGTTCATGCATTCTGCGTCCATTAAGTGATTGTTTTTGCCCACCTGCTTCCAAACCATACGCTCCCTGCCCGTAAGAGGATTCTTAACCTTCACCTTGGCCTCGCTGTTTATATGGTCGAAATATACAAGGGGCGTATCCTCGGCCACCCATCCATCGGTTTTAAGGAAGTTTGCCAAGATGTCTTTGATAGCCGGGTTCGACCAACGCCATACAGGGCAGAGCTTCCACTTCCATCCATCCTTGGACATGGTTTGCTTACCGCTGAAGGGGTCTCCGTTGGCTATTCTGGCGTAAGGGCGTTGAACCTTGGCATTGCCCACAATCTCCGAAAAGCTGGTCTTGTCGGAGCCAACAAGCGCAATCCAGCCGTTCTTACAGCAATTCAAATAAACATCCCTAGTCTGATCCCCCGAATCGCAAAAGACGGCGGCGGCTTTAACTGAAAACTCCTCGGCCTTCGCTTGAATATCGCCCCAAGTTTCAAGCCTCCCCGCCCATACAAGCCTAGATTTTCCTTCTGTATCCCAAGCCCTAATAATAGCCCAAGCGTGGAAGCCCCCTGCCTCTTGGATGTCGCAACTCATTACAGGGAACTCGCCCATGCGAATCTCTCCCATCTTGTAGGCTCCGGGCCTTATCTCTACACGCTCTGTTTCGTGTTCTAACCAAGGCTCGGCCAAGATGCGGTTTACAAAATCCTGCAAGCCCAAGATTCCATTTTTGTCTTGTAGCCATTTAACCGCCAAAGAACCGAAAGTGACCCAAGGAGCGTATAGGCCGTTGAGGTGGTAGCTTCTGCGCCCCGGCTCGCCCTTTGGGTTTGTGGCAATCCATTCCCCATCCCGAAGCATCTTTGTCTTTTGTCCGTCTCGAATCTGTCCCTTGCACTCTACGCACTCATAAAAGGCTGATGATTTTACCAGCCCAAAATCCCATTCTGTGTCGCTTAGTTTTGCGGCCTTGTCCCATTTGACCTGTTCCCAAAGTAGCTTCTGCTTGTGTCCGCAATGAGGGCAGGGCACAAAATAAAATCTCATATCCCCCTTCAACCATTCCGCCCATATAATTGAGTCTGCGGTTGTGGGGGTGCTGGTTGAGATGATTAGATGGTTTGGATAGGTCGCAACTCTGGCCTCTGCCAACTGCAATGCCCCGGCCTCTTTCGATGAGGAGCCATCGGAAAATTTATCAACTTCGTCCAAGCAGAGAAGCGAAATACTGCGAGATGCAAGACTACTGGGCGAGTTCGACCCGGTGAACCACAAAGAGGATCGGCGAAAATGCTGTTCCAAAATCTTAATTTTATCCGTATCAATCGGCTTCTCTTTTGCTAGGGCGGGGCAATCATCCACAAGGGGAAGCCAGCGGGTTTCTGAAAAAGACCTTGCCAGCATTTCGCTAGGCATAACCCACAAGGCTGGGCATGGTTCTTCGGCTATTTTGTAAGCCAATCCCGCAAGGATCGTGGTTGTTTTGCTTGTCTGCGCTCCCCAAACCAAAGTGACTCGCCGAATCGAATCATTCCCAAAGGCTTCTAGCGGCTCCTTTACATAAGGCGTTAGGGTTGTTGAGTATGGGCCGGGTATGTTTGTGACTCTAGCCGACAGAGTAAGATTTGCCTCACACCATTCTGGGATGGAAAGTTTTTTCCTTGGAAGGAATAGCCCTTGAATGAAGGATTCTGTTTTCATTCATCTTAAAAGCATATAGCCCTTGGCGTAGGCTTCCATTGGGTTTTTATGAATCCAATCATGGCAAGCCATACAGATTGCCATAAAATACTCTTTTTCATTTAATCTTGCCCCGAATCTCCCCAGCTTATGGTGGATTTGGGTTGCTTTCTTTCCACAGATTTCGCAAGCGGGATTCTGCTCTAAATACCACTCTCGAAGCCAAGTATAGGCACGATTTTCCCTTGCTCTTTTTTTAGAGACTGGCCGGAGCCTTCCTCCCCTTTTTAGTGGGGTTTTTCTTTTAAGAGGGGAGCGTTTCATGCCAACCACTTGTGTTGAAATCTTCTTCAAAATATTTAGACATCCCGGGAACATCTATGGCGCACAAGTCTCTATATTCTGGAATTTCAAGAAGCACTTTATGAAGGGCTTGGGCATTTACGCCATCCCTTACAACTGCGTGATGAAAATGAACCATCCAAAACAAACCGACATCTTTTGCATTTTTTGGATATCTTGATTCGCAAGATCCAACGGTAAAAGAAAATCCGTGTTGTCTTTGAAATTTATCTAGCCCATTATCTGGGGTAAATAAAACTGCAACATTTGAGTTTGGCATATACGCCAAGCTAATTTTTGTTACCCCTGTTTTTCTTTTAATTGATGTTTGCATTTGTGGTTCTCCTTTTTGTTATTCTGTCATCGAAAGGATAACGCAAACAATAATAAATCCAGCAAGGATAACCATAAAACATTCATTCATTTGAAAGCCCCTTCTGCCTTTTGAATGGCTAAGAAGATTTGATTCACTCCGTCTTCGATGGCTTGCTTGGCACATTCTGGGTCGCTTGGGTTTGCTCTTGAACAGATACTTGCTGGCATTGCATCCAATAGCGCACGAATCCCGCCAAGGTATTTCGTGAAAGTTTCTTGAACTTCGTCAGTCGAAAGTGTTTGTCGAAGGTGAGCTTGTTCCTCATTATGATCTATCTCGGCTTGCCGAACAACTTTTTGCGCTCGCTCGTAAGCATGAATGGCGGCTCTGGTAGCAATCGGGTTTGATTCTTTCGCCGCTCGCACCATAAGCCTAAATGCCGCAACCTCCATCCGTTG